CAGGGGTCGTTGTTCTTGAAAAGGATCTGACTACAGTTGCAAACGCAACTCTTGATAATGTCGCGGTGATCGTCGGTTCTTTTGAGAAAGGTCCAGTCAACCAGATTGTTGACATCACTTCCGAGAAGGAACTTCTCGCAGTGTTTGGTCGCCCTAACGATTACAACTACGAGTATTGGTTCTCGGCTGCACAATTCCTTCTGTACGGTGGTACATTGAAGGTTATCCGTGCAACCAGTTCTTCCCTGAAGAACGCTATCGATACAGCACAAACAACTGTCACAACCTTCTCTGGTTCTGACACCACTCTGACTGTGCTTTCTGCTGCAGACATTGCGGTTAACGATTACCTGCAGATCGACGCTGAGATTCTGAGAGTCACCGCAATTGTTGGTAACGACCTCACAGTTCAGCGTGGTCAACTGGCAACAGCAGCAACCTCTCACGCTGCTGGTTCTGCAGTCACCCTGATTGAGGATGCTGGTACTAGCACCACAATGAATCACGGCGGTACTCTTGCTGCTGGTGATACTCTCCTGACTGTGACTTCTGTCGCAACCCTGGGTGTGACACTGAATGATTACATCAAGATTTCTGATGAAATTCTGCGTGTTACCTCTATCGCTGGTAACGACCTGACTGTTGAGCGTGGTGTTCTTGGAACAACCGCTGCTGCTCAAACTGATGGTCAGACTGTCGATAAAATGGTGGTGACTGTTTCCAAGACCAACATCAACGAAACAACTGCAACTGGTGTTAGTGCTCCTATCATCAAGTCTCTTGAAGAGTACGAAGCAAGCGTTGAGTCTGCATCTAACTCCTGGAAGTGGGGTGCTCGCAACCCTGGCATCTATGGCAACTCCCTGCGTGTTGTTGCAACTGATGCAGGTGCTGATCAGATCCTGTCTTTGGCACAACCTTCCACTGCTGAGTGGGAATTTGCAAGTTCGACACAGGTGACCTACAGCGCAGCAAACGCTACCGCAAACATCTATCGCTACACCGTTGTTGCAACTCTTGATTCTGCATCTGTGGTTGGTGATTTCCAAACTGCAGAATACTGGAGAGCAGAGACCACCGCTGGTGTGTCTATCCCTGTTCAAGGTCAAGTGGTTGCTTATGATCCCATCAGCCGTAAGATCGAGATCGACTTTAACTACACTCTGTCCTCCGACGTTCTGGATGTTGGTGATGTGATCGCTCTGTGGAGTGCAGAAACTGGTGGAGCTAGAACTGGCGACAAGGCAACGGTTTCTAATATCGACCGTCAACTGCACGTCGTGACTGCATCGGGTGCTGAAAAGTATGCTGCTAACTACACACTGTCTGATGACAATGCTGGTGGCAATCCCAACATCAACGTGTCTTCCGTCCGCTCCGAGTATGACGAGCGTTATTTTGGTGGCGGTCAGCGTTGGGCATCTGTTGCACCTCGTCCTGGTACATCTCCTTGGGTTGATGATCGTGGTGGTAAGAACGACCAGATGCACATCCTCGTTCTCGATGGCGACGGAAAACTGACTGGTACTCCTGGTTCTGTCCTTGAGAAGTTCCTGTTCGTTTCCAAGGCATCTGATGCACGTGGTACTCAAGGTGAGACCGTGTACTATAAGGATGTCATTAAGAACGATTCTTCCTATCTGTTCTGGGGTTCTCACGAAACTGGTGCAATCTACGATGTTGATGGTGCCGCATCTGGTCTGTGGGGTTCCTCTGGTGTGTCTCGTTCCTTCGACTTGATCCAGCAGGCTGCTGCAATCAAGAACAATGAGACCAACCTTGCTCGCGAAATCATTGGTACAACTAATGGTTCCACCGCTTTCTATCACCTGCAAGGTGGTACAGACGGTTACACCCTGGCACGCTCCGAGATTCTCGGCGGTTATGACCTGGTGGCAGATAAGGAAACCATCGATGTTGATTACATCCTGATGGGTCCTGGTATGGCAGACACTAGCGATACCGTCGCTAAGGCACAAAAAATCATTGACATTGCGGCAACCCGCCAAGATTGTTTGGCATTCATCTCTCCGAACCGTAACGATGTTATCGGTCAGAGCGATGTTAACGTTATCGTGAACCGTACGGTTGACTTCTTCAACCAACTGAGCAGCACTTCTTATGCTGTGTTCGATAACAACTACAAGTACATCTATGATAAGTATAACGACAAGTATCGTTATATCGCTTGTAACGCTGATGTTGCAGGTCTGACTCTGAGCACCACTCTTAACTCTGAGGCTTGGTACTCTCCCGCTGGTTTCAACAGAGGTCAACTGCGTAATGCGATCAAACTCGCTTACTCTCCTCTGAAGGATCACCGCGATCGTCTGTATGCAGCACGCATCAACCCTGTGGTTGCATTCCCTGGTCAGGGCATTGTCCTGTTCGGTGATAAGACTGCACTCTCTTACCAGTCTGCTTTCGACCGTATCAACGTTCGTCGCCTGTTCCTGGTTCTTGAAGATGCAATCAGCAACGCTGCTAAGACTCAACTCTTTGAACTGAATGACGAGTTCACTCGCGCATCGTTCAAGAATATCGTTGAACCCTTCCTGCGTTCTGTCCAGTCCCGTCGTGGAATCGTGGACTTCCTGGTTGTTTGCGACAGCAGCAACAACCCGCCCGAGGCAATTGACCGTGGTGAGTTCTTCGCTGAGATCTTCGTGAAGCCCACCCGCTCGATTAACTATGTGACTCTGACATTCACTGCTACTAGAACTGGTTCTAGTTTCGCTGAAGTCACCAACTGATCTCAAGAGAATTAACTAACGGAGAAAAACAATGGCAGAACAACAACCAGGACAGGTGGAGCAGAGCTCGGTAAGAGCTCCAATCTTCACCTTCCGCGATCAAGTTAGAGACTTTGCCCGTCCTAACCTTTTCCAAGTCGAAATCTATGCTCCCCCGATCCTTCAGGACGGGGTGAGCCCCCAATCTGGTGGCGTGGTCGGTTCTAGTTCCGACGCTTCCGAGAATGCTTCTGGCGCTTCCCAACTGAATGCATCTGAAGCATCTGCTTTCGGCACCTTCCTCGTTAAGGCAGCAAACATTCCCGCTTCTACAGTGGGTGTGGTTGAAGTGCCGTATCGTGGTCGTATGCTGAAGGTTGCTGGTGATCGCACATTTGAACCTTGGACAGTGACCGTGCTGAACGATCAGTCCTTCAAGTTCCGTGCTTTCTTTGAGTCCTGGTCCACAAACATCCAGGCTCTGCAGCAGAACTATCAGAACTCCAATACCATCGCTGACTATCAAGCAATGGCAAAGGTTCGCCAGATGGATCGCAAGGGAAACATCATCCGTACCTACAAGTTTGAAGGTATTTGGCCCAGCAACATCAGCGCAATTGATCTTGATTGGGGTAACAATGATACTCCCGAAGAGTACACAGTTGAGTTCCAAGTTCAATACTGGACATACGACACTGACATCAATACTGGAAACGCTGGTTGAGATCTTTCATAAATAGATCTGATAAAGCATCCTGACAGTCAATGTCTCAACTATTTGGTTATTCTCTTGAACGTGCCAAGAAGGGTCAGAATCCTGGCCCTTCTTTCGTGCGTAAAGAATCTGATGATGCAGCAACTCCGATTGCTGGTGGCGGTTTCTTTGGAACCGCTATTGATTTAGATGGTTCATATAAAGACGAACAAGATCTTATTCGTCGATACCGCGAAATGTCGATTCACCCAGAGTGTGATCGCGCTATCGATGATGTTGTAAACGAAGCAATTGCTGGAGAACTTGATGATACTCCAGTGGACATTGAATTGTCCAACTTGCAAGTAAGTAATAACATTAAGAAGAAAATTCGCGAAGAATTTGATAACGTTCTTCGTCTTCTTGATTTCGATAAAAAAGCGTACGATATTTTCCGTCGTTGGTATATTGATGGTAAATTGTATTACCACAAAGTAATCGATACCAAGAACCCAAGAAAAGGTATTACTGAACTTCGTTATATTGACCCGCGAAAGATTCGCAAAGTCATCGAACTTGAAAGACCTAAGGACAAAACATTCATCGATCCTCGTTCGATGGAATCCAATCTTGCTCCCAAGTCTGCAGAATATTACATCTATAACCCGAAAGGACTGCGAGCAGCAGAAACTGCAGGTATCAAAGTAGCACCTGACGCAATTGCCTTCTGCCACTCTGGTCTGAAAGATATGAATAAAAATGTGATTATGTCACATTTGCACAAGGCTATCAAAGCACTCAATCAACTGAGAATGATTGAAGATAGTCTTGTGATCTATCGCCTCTCCCGTGCACCAGAGCGTCGCATCTTCTACATCGATGTGGGTAATCTGCCGAAGCAGAAGGCAGAACAATATCTGCGCGACGTAATGTCTCGCTATAGAAATAAGTTGGTCTATGATGCCAACACTGGTGAAGTTCGTGATGACCGCAAATTCATGTCCATGATGGAGGACTTTTGGTTACCACGTAGAGAAGGTGGTCGTGGTACTGAGATCACCACCCTACCAGGTGGTCAGAATCTGGGAGAACTCTCAGATATCGAATACTTCCAGAAGAAACTCTACAGAGCACTTGGAGTTCCAGAATCCAGAATCGCAAATGATGGTGGATTCAACCTTGGTCGTTCTTCAGAAATCCTGAGAGATGAACTTAAG